TCAATCGCCCGCCACCTTCCATTGCGGGAAGGTCCACCGAACCTGCTTCGATAGCTGGTCCAGCATCTTCTGAAGCCGCACGATGTCTGCGAGCGCCTGCTTCTTGGCGATCGGGTCCGACAGGTCGGCTTGTTCGATTTCAGCGATCCGGGCTTTGATCTCGGATTGCTTGTATCGGTGCACGATGCCGGCCAGCGCGCCGGCGGCATCTAGCAGGCACTCGATCGTCAGTTCCGCGCGAGCTATCGAATTCGAGGCCGCCGGTAGATCAACGCCGGCGAGATCGTGCGGAAACTGCGCCGGCTGGTCGTTCAGAAACTCGGGCGGCTTGATGCCGGCAAGCCGCAGCGGAATGACCACGCCATCCGTATTCCCGTCCTCGACATAGAACTGGAAGAACGGGACGGCCTGCGCGGCCACGCTGGCATCGCCAGGACCTTTGGTCGCGGCGCGCTTGCGGTCGCGGTAGCGCTTCTGTTTCTCTGCGGGTGAAAGTGCCATCTGCCTGAATCTCGGTAACGCGATGCCGTTACCTAAATCGCTGCACCTTAACAATCAACCCCTATTTTTCGCCGTTGTCCTTTTTCTCGCGCTCAAGGCGCCGACGCCGTTCGTCCAGGCGATCCTCTAAGCAGGAGATCGGCCAGACACCGGCCGCGCCCAATATTTCGACAAGGCGGGTGCGGAGGTCATGGCCGGGTGCGGCAGGGGCGACCATGAGCTGGTCGACCATCGCGCGGTAAATGTTAGTGGGGATGTAGGCGGGGATGTTGATCGGGGACATCGTGGGTTCTCTGCTGCGTCGGGATGAGGCGAAGCAGAGAATCGCACGCAGGAACTAAATCGCGCAAGAGTTGTTTTACGCGCAGCGCTACAATTTAAAGTAAGTAAGCTCTTATTTACTTCCCGCTGAAGCAAAAGCCCTCGCGGGTGACTAGTCCGCGAGGGGCTTCTATTTGGCGCCTCGCGGTGCGCTTACTCTGAAGGTCCGCGAGGCGCCGCGCCAGCCTGCCGCTTCTAACTGGGGCTGGCATGTTCGTTATAGCGGGACACCGGAGACGGTGCAGAACGTCGTGAGCGCGATCAGAACTTGCCGAAGTTCGGATCATCCTGCATGCGCGGCGCCGGCGCGCTGGCCTCGGCCTGCGCCTCCCTATCCTTCTTCCGCTGGTAGCTCGCGGCAGCGCGCTCCCGCGCGGCAATCTTGTCGGCCTCGATCTTCTCAGGGGTGCGACGCGCGCGCTCGTCTTTCGACTTCGCCGCCTTCTTTTCCTTGCGGCGCGCAGGCGTCATGTTCCGCTCGTAACCGCGAACGTCACGGCCTTCAGTAGTTCGGATCAATTCGACATAAGCGAGCCGCTGTTCCTCGCGCATCGGCTCAAACCTCGCGTTGCGTTCAACAGCAAATTTGTTCTGCCAAGCTTCGATCGCGGCCCGGAAAGGAAGTTTAGCGCAGCCGGGAGGTTGCATATTATTGTTGTCAGCCATACAATTACATATCGCTTTGGTGGTCGTGTTGATTGGATCTAGAGAATATGAGGCTCGAACGTTCCCGCGTTCGAGCCTTTTCTCTTAAGCTGCGGCTTTCTCGATCAAGTCGGCCAGGTCTTCGGCCAGATCCACCGGGAACGAAGGCGAGTTGTCGAACTTCTGCGCGCCGGTGCCATGGAAGGGCAGCATGAGGCGAATACCCGGCCCCTTCTTCACGACGCCATAGGGGACAGCCTCAAACGGTTCGATCGTGCCCGCGCCGGTCTTGATAGCGCGGCGCAGGGCGCCGACCACCTTGCCGGTCATATCCGGGTCGAGCGTCACCGGGGTCGCGCCGTCGATGGCGATGGTCACGCCTGCCGGAACCTTGTCGATGACAATGCCGGGAATATCGGGGGCGATGATGCCCTGATCGGTGCAAGAGCGAATCCACTGCGCGATGACGCCGGCCGAGGTCGTGCCAACGGCCTCGGCGATGGCCTTCAACTGGGCGACCCGGCGAGGATCAAGGCGAACGGCGTTCGCGGACGGCGAGAACGGGTTAGGCATCTGGGCTCCTGTTTCAACTGGTTAAGTTTATAACATGTTAACTAGATGAAAGCAAGCTGTGTGTTCTGCGTTCTGCGAGGCCGATTTCCCATATAGGTATATCAATAACTAGATACACATAATCAAATACAGATAAACGTCGGAAAAAGGCCTCGCAGAGAGCGGACTGTGTTTGCAGCATTACGAGGGGCTCCGCCCCTCGCGCTCCCCGGCGCGGTCGCTACGCTCCCGCGACGGTTTTCTCACGCGCCCGGAGAGAGTTTCAGGGAATGCTCCTCCGGTAGCCGAAGGCGTCGGGCATCCCATGTCGGGACAGAGAGGGCTCCGGGGACGGTCGCTTCGCTCCCTGTCCCCGGAAGCCCGATCTCAAGGCGAGCGGGGACCGTTCCGGCCCGAACGGTTTGGAGAGTCACCAGCGGCCGGCAGATTTCGACCGCGTCACAGTGCCGGCCACACCGGCGATGGCCGCCCTGGGTCTTCCCAGAGTCAGGGCGGGGCTATCGCGAACGGGTCTGTAGAAACGCGCCGGGCCTGCTCATGCGCCGAACCTCGTCCGCGACCACCGACCGCAGCGAAATTTCCATTTCGCGAGCCATCTTGGCAGCCAAATCTGCATTGTCTTCCGGCGTCCCACCGCTTGCGTTCACCGTCACGGGTGCGTTGATACTGATGGTCTGCATCGGTGCGGCGTTGGCGCTGGCAACGTCCGGCCTGCGGATTGCGGGCGCGTCGCCGACATAGCCTCCGGCAGCGAAGCCCTTCAGGGCGCCCCGGTGCAGGGATTCGAGATTGCCGACGCCGATCCGGTTCGTCGCGGCCTTGGACATCACATACTCGCCCCTATGGACGATACCGGCCGGCTCATACTTGCCACCGTGCCCGGTGTAGCCACCGTCCGCGAAGCCGAGCCCGCCAAAGAGCGAGCCGAAGATGCCGCCGCCGAAGAGCTTGCCGAACGGGCCGGAGCCCATAAGCGCACCCTGAAGCGCGGCCTTCAGCATCGCCTTGCCGAGCGACTGGATAACCTCGGTCGCGGATTTACCCTCAACCACCATATCGACAAGGCCGTCGGTGATCTCCTGGCCGAAGAACTTCGCCGCGTCCCGGGTGCCTTCCATGGCGTTCTTCAGGTCTTCGACCCTGAGCTTCGCGTTGGCGTAACCCTGCGCGGCTGCGTCGATCGCCGTTCGCATCTGGTCCGTAATCGTGATGCCGTCGCGCTTCGCTGCCTGCTCCAGCTGAAGGGCGATCTTGGACTGCTCAACCTCCCGCTTGCTCTTGCCGACCATCTCGGCTTCAAGGCGCAGGGCTTCGGTGCGACGCTGGATTGCCTCAAGGTCGCGATCATAACGGCCCTGTTTCTCAGCGCCCGAACCACCACCGCCACCGCCGCCCTTACCTTCGTTATCGGGGACGGCGTAGTCGGCGAGGCTGATGGGCTTGATCGCGCTTCCGGCCCCCTTAGGACGCGCGGGCGGCAGCGGCGCTTCGCGAAGGCGATTGGCGTAATCGATCTCAGATGCCCGGAAGCTAGACACGGCCTGACGGCTGCGCTGCGTCGCTGCGCTATCGGCGGCTGCGCGCTCCGGCGCGAGCTTGTCCCGGCCACCGGCGTTCGCCAGCCCCATCTCGCGCGCTGCGGCGACACGATCAGCGCGCTCGTTCTGATAGGTGAGAGCCTGCGCGCGCTGCGCGCCGGCATGGGCCTGTGCCAGATCACCGACTGCTTTGATGAGCGATTGCACCCCGACAACGGCGCCGGTTGCTGCACGGCCAATCCCGCCGATGCTACCCGCAAGACCGTCGATGGCGCCAGCGAGCGCAGCGCTGGCGCCGGTCGCCTTGTCGAACTCGCCAACGGCCTTGACCAGCTCGTTCTGCAAGCTCTGCCATGCCTGTTCCGTCGTGATCGCGGCACCGGCCAGCTTTTCTTCAAGGATCGCGGCGCCGGCCTGAATTGCGCGGAAGAACGCTTCGCTCGAAACCTGCCCATCCTTCACAAGCGAGGTTAGCTTGGCAACGTCGCCACCGGCTTCCACCATGCCGGCCGCTGCCGCTTCCAAGAGCGGGCGCATGCCGTCGAGCAGGCTGTTGTATTCCTCTGCCTGCACCTTGCCGCCCGCGAGTGCCTGGCCGAGTTGAAGCAGGGCGCCAGACGCCGCTGATGCCGACGTGCCGCCGACGCGAAGCGACTGTGCGACGATGTCCGTCATCTGCATGACTTCCTGCGAGGAAGCCTTCAGCGTGGTCTGGGCAGCTGAGACGCGGCCGTAGAGGGTCGCGAGCGCGTCCAGCGGCGCATAGTTGCGCTGGGCGCTGGCGAAGAGCTTATCGAAGGTGCTGCCGAGATCGGCGTCCTTCACGCCGGCCACCTTTAGCGTGTTCATGATCTTGGTGTATTCGTCGGCCGTTTTGCGGAGCTCGTTTAAGCCGGCGCCGGCCGTGATCGCGGCAAAGGCCGCGCCGACCTTGCCAGCGGCAGCCCTGCCGAAACCGTCCAAGCTGCGCGTCATGGCGTTGCTGCTGGTCGCCATCGCGCTTTCGAGGTTCTTCCCGGCCGTGCGGGCACGCCGCTCGATGCTGCGGAAGTTGTCGTTCGCCGTGCGGTTCGCGCGCTGGAAATTGCGTTCAAATTCGCGGATGCGCGCTTCAAGGCTTACGACAAGCTGTTCTGCCTCACCGGCCATTGATCTTAGTTCCTATGCTGCTTCGGACCAGAGCCGGTCCAGTTCGTCGGGGTCCATGTCGAGGAAGCTGCGCCGGTTGTCGTTCATGGCGGCGCGGGCCACGGCCATCGCAGCGGCGACGGCGCCGTCAATGCGATCGGTATTCTTGCCCTTGTGCATGCGGACAAGGCCGGTGTCGTTGCGGCTGGCGACGACGCTATCGAAGTGATGACGCAGGACGGGGTGCCCGCCGTGGCGAAGCATCCGGCCGTTGACGATGCGCTCAAGCGTGCCGATCGCCGGCCCCATCGTGAGCGGCCCCTGCCGCATCTCGATTGCCGGCAAGCCGTCGTCGTGAAGGCGCTGCATGGTCATGCGGGCAAGGTGCGGATCGAAGGCGATCTCCTGCACGTTGTCGTTCGCCGCACACAGCTCGCGGATATGGGCTTCGACCGTCTCCGGATCGATGACCGGGCCGGGAACGGCGATGACATGGCCGTCATCGCGCCACTGCTCATAGGGCACGCGGTCGCGCTCTGAGCGGCCCTTCAGGTCGTTTCCGGGAATGAAGAACCACGGATGCACACTGATGCGGCCGTCGCCGTGACGCCACGCGGCGACGACGGCCGTGAGATCGCCGTTCACCGACATATCGACGCCTATGAAGCACGGCAGATCGGCGAGGTCGGCAAGGTCGAGATCGTCCTGGCCTTCGTCATAGACGCCCATGTCGAACAGAGGGTCGCGCGAGTGCGCCATCCACACATTGAGGTTAAACTGCTTGAAGGCGTAGCGGTCGGCGGGCCGGTGCTCAGCTTCCTTCGCGGCCGTGCGCAGGGCGTTGAGATTCGGGAAGCCGTGCTTCAGGCCGGGATTGACGCGATGCCAATCGGCTTCGTCCTGCCAATCGGCAGCCGGATCGGCCTCAAAAATGATCGGCAGATAGGCCCGATTATCGATCTCGCCGCACGCAACGCGCCGGGCGTAGTCATACTGTTCGAAGCCGATGTTCTCGGCACCGCGCCCGGCCGTGGTCGCGATGACCATGAGTGTGCCGCTCGTCTTGACCATCCCGGACTTGAGCGCTTCCCATAGGTCGCGGCCTTTCCAGACATGGATCTCGTCTACCAGCACGAATGACGGCGTCTTGCCATGCTGGGCAGCGCCGTCGCTGGAGATCGCCTGAAGCTCGGCGCCCAACTTCGGATAGACGATCTTTTTCGCGCTGTTGTGGGCGTCATAGATGCGCGTCGCTGCGACAACGCGCTTGTCCATGCGGACGATGTTGGCCGCTTCCTTGAAGCCGAGCCCGGCCTGTTCGCGATCGGACGCCGCGAAGATGACTTGCCCGGCCGGAACAGCTTCCGGCCCGATGGTGTGAAGCAGGGCCAACGCTGCGGCGAGGCTGGTCTTCCGGTTGCCGCGGGGAATCATCCAAAAGACGGTTTCTACGATACGCCGGCCGTCAGCATGACGCGGGCCGTAAATCCGGCGCACGATCCGCTCTTGCCAGTCGTGAAGCTGGAAAGCGTTCTTCGGCGCGGTGCTGCTGGGATGCTTCAGGGCGCGCAGGAAGCGCACGGCGCGCTCGCCATAGCCGAACGGGTCGTCGATCGGGCTGCCGTCAAAAATCCATGCCGGATAGGTGCTCGCCATCAGCGCACCGCCAGCGGGTTGTCGTCGTCATCGTCATCGGTCGCACCGCTGCCGACGCGGGCACGCGACACCGGTGACAGGCCATATTCGGCCGCGAGCTGCCGGGCGGTCTGCATGGCCCGGTTCTGCATGCCGAAAAGCGTCTTATCGAGCGTGCCGGACGCAGCGAAGATGGCCTCGATCTCGCGAACGCGGCCCGTCGCAACGCAGTAGTTCTCAACGCCGGTGAGGTCGGCTCGCGTGATGATGCGGCCGGCAATGAGGCGCGGCATGATCCGCTTCCACTCTGCGCGCGCCTCTGCCGTCATCCACTTCGGCGCTGCCGGGGACTTCGTCAGGGGCTCGCGATCGGGGGAGAGGGCCGGCTTCACGCCGCGAAGATGCGTCACGACGTAGCCACCGCGCGCAGCTTGAGGCCGCGACGGCGCCCGATCTCGGCGATCTCCTTGATGTCGTGGGCGACGCCGTCATGAACGATGCGGTCTGCGGTCGTGATGTCGGCGCGCCAGCGGATGCGGAAGACTGCGCTGCCGTTCTCGGCCTCGCCGAAGCCAGTCAGGAACTCGCTCGCCGACTGCTTCACGATCTCAGCGCGCGGCGTGGCAATGATCGTCCAGGCGGTTACGGTGCCACCGGAAGGCGTCACGGTCTTCGTCTGCCGTTCGATGGTGATGATGCGATCGAGCTTCCCGGCCTGCATGTCAGATGCTCCACCGGACAACGGCTTCGATCGACAAGACGCCGTGCCCGAACTTCGGATCGGGATCGCGCGGCCAAACCGTGCGGCTGTGCTTGAAATCGTCCAGGGCGAAGCCGTCGCCAGTCGGCCAATCCATCAGGCGACGCGCTACAGCGGCGCCGATGTGCTTGGCCCGGTCGAGGCCGTCTTCGATTGCCCACACATGCAGGTCTAGGAACACCGTCGCGACGAACTGCCCACCGGAGGCCCTGCCGTGCATCATGATCGAGCCGGCGCCGAACAGGATCGCCGGCAGCTCATCGGGACGCATGGCGCCGTCGCGGATGCTCGCGGGATCGACAAGCGGAGTGACGGCCGGGTCGGCGATGAGGTGCGCCCGCAAGGCGGTCTGAAGGGCAAGGCTGGGGTCGATCACGGCGCGTCCCATCCGGTGCGGACGGCCTTACTGATGGCGCGCTTGATCCGGTCCTGCGCCCGCTTCCGCTTCAGCCGGAAGCCCGGCCAGAAGAACGGCTGCGCGGGCGCATCAGAGGTGCCGTATTCGACAAGGTGCGGATACCGGACGGCGACATTGCCGGCCGTGACCAGCGCCTCGCCGTCCTTCGCCGTGCGGCTCCCGCCCGGCTGGGAATAGGCCGGCGTCGTCTGGCCGGGCGGGGTGACGGTGATGGAATCCTTCAGTGCGCCGGTATCTTCGGGCGCAAGCTGGCGCTGCGTCGCGGCGATCTCTTCCGCGCCCTTCACAAGGGCCGGCTGCACCACCTCGCGGACATTCGCCAGCACGGCAGCGAAGCGGCGATTCATGCGATCGAGGCCGTTGTCAATCACGCGGCATCCTCCCCGAACCACCGATCGCGGTAGGAATTGGCGATGCTGAGCACGCCATAGGGCGCCAAACGCATCGCATCGCCGAATGAAACGGCCTCGCGGTGCTCGTAATAGAAGGCGACAAGCCGCAGCGCCGCGAGCTTGAGGTCAGCCGGGACGGTGCCGAGATCGGCAAGGGCCTTGCCGATGTAGTTGCCGAGATAGGCTTCAGCGGCGTCGATATAGAGCTGAAGAAGCTCGTCATCGGTGGAATGGTCGATATTCAGATGCGCCTTCGCGAGCGAAAGCGTGACGCTCCTCATGAGGAATTAGCCTTCTCAGAAAAAGTTATTTCGGTCGTCTCTTGCGCGGTGCTCCCCGCGCCGGTCCCCGCAACCACGTCGAAATTGGAGACCACCCCCCTGGGGATTAGCTCGACAGCTTGTGCGGTCGTGGCGAACATGCCGCGGGGGCTGAGGAGGATTCGATGACCTGGGACTACCAGCGAGGCCGCATTTACAACCGCAAGAAGGATATCCACGGTCGCTTTGGAGGCAGCGAGCAAGCCGGCATCATCACGTTCGGCCGGTATCCGCTGATTGTCGCGATCACATCCGAGATCGGTATGACGCATGGTTATGCGGACAGGACGCGTCCTGACGGCGTGTTCGAATATTTTGGCCAGGGCCAGGCTGGTCCGATGAAATTTGAACGCGGGAATAAGGCGATCCGCGACCACTTGATCGACGGCAATGACCTGTTGGTCTTCAAAAAGGTGCGTGATGGCCACCAGTTTGAGGGACAATTTGTGTGCGAGGGGCATCGTATCGAGATCGCGCCCGATAGTCTTAAGCAGATGCGCGAAGCGATCGTTTTTGAGCTGCGACCCATCGAGGCGGTGATTGAGGCAACTGAAGCTAGCGAGCCTGTTGTCTTGCCGTTGGAAGAACTTCGGGCCCGTGCGCTGGCGGCGGCGAAATCTGAGCCGACGCGAAGCCAATCGACCCGCACGATATTTGAGCGCAGTCGCGACGTCCGTGACTACGTTGTCGCGCGGTCGGTCGGCATCTGCGAGGCATGCGCGAATGCGGCTCCCTTCGTCCGGGCGAATGGGCAGCCGTATCTTGAGCCACATCATATCCGTCGTCTTAGTGACGGCGGGCCCGATGACCCCAGGTTTGTGATTGCGCTTTGCCCGAACTGCCATAGGCGGGCGCATTCGAGTTTCGATGCCATGCAGTTCAATGCCGAATTGTTTCGCAAGATGGCAGTTATCGAAGGCTAAGGCTTGGCTCACCGGCTAGGGCTCCGCTCAAGGCGCTGCTTCGCGCTATTGTGGCAATGGGTGCAGAGCGGCTGCCAATTCGCGCAGTTCCAGAATAGGGCGCGATCGCCGCGATGCGGGATGATATGATCGACGGTCGTGGCCGTGGCATCGCAACCGGGCATGGCGCAGTTCGGACGCGTCGCGAGATATTCGATACGGGCCTTGCGCCATTCATGGTCATAGCCGCGCTCACGGGCCTGCGGGCGCCGTCGATCGTGACGCGCAACACGCAGCCGAGTGGCCTCACGCTGGCAACGGCAGGGGATGCCACGCGGAACGCGATTGCCGCAGGCGCAGATGCGGGCGGGCCGGCTCATTGCCGCGTCCCCTGATGGCGGGCCTTGAGGGCGTGCAGGCCAGCTCGGTCAAACTCAGGATCGAGGCCATCGGCGACGTTGCGCGCGGCCTGTTCGGGGCTGGGCTGGCGCTCGGCGGGCTCGTCGTCTTCGCCACCGTGAAGGGCCTTCAGCATGGCGACGTGGCCGGCAAAGGCTTCGTTGATCTCGGTCGGCGTGGAGTTCCATGCAGCTTCCGGCGTCCAGTGAAGCCAGCCGGTCGCGGTGCGGAACAGCTCACGATAAACCTCACGCCACGGCATGGGTTTGGCGTTCGATGACGGCGTGGCGTTGGAATCGGATGCCGGGATGAAGCCCGCACAGAGCCGGAACAGCGGTGCCTGGGCGATCTCGACAAAGCGCCGAAGCGGCTCCCGCGACATAGCAGTGAGGAAGGCAGCGGCGTCCTTGCGGTCGGTTGCTGCCGTCGTGATAATCTCGCGGAGGGTGCCGGTGTGGAACTCGTCAATGCGACGGGCCAACAGTGCGAAGCTGTCATGCGAGCGCTCAAGGGTGCTCGCGGCCCGCAATGACGGGCGCAGGATCACGACATTGCTGCCGTGCTCCAAAACGATCTCGTCATACGCGGGCCGGAAGCTCATTGCTTACGCCACCTTCAGCTTCGTCAGGGCCTCGCCCATGACGATGCGGCCACCGACGCGGCGCCGGGCGCGCAGCTTGATGATGCCGTTGTCGGCGCCGGTGTATTCGTCGCGGAAGATGTCGAACCCGACGCGGTCAGCGATGGCATAGCCAGTCGCGAAGTCGCCGAAGACGATCGCCGTATTGCCGGCGGCCGGATCGGGCATATCGACGGCCTCATAGACGGGGCGCCCGAGGATCAGCGGCGGCTGGCCAGCCGCGATGCTGCGCTCCCAGATGTAGGCGCCATCAGCGTCCTTGAGCTTGCGGACCACGGCCATGGTCTTGCGGTTCATCAGCCACGCGCCGTTGCTCGAATAGGCGGTCTTGATACTGTAGAAGAGGTCGATGAGGTCATCGCCGGTAATGTCGGCTTCGACTTCGGCAACGTCGCCGGAAGTGAGAACGCCTTCAGCCTGCGTCGTGCCGTTTCCGTTGACGAACCAAGCCGCTTCCTTCTGGCCGAAGCGACGGGCGATGTGATTGCCGAGATAGCTGGCGAGGTCGATCTGAGCGTCTTCGAGCAGAATGCGCGTCACCGGCACGGTCACGGCCATCTCGAAGGCCTTCAGGTCGATCTGGTCGAAAGACGGCTCGCTTGACGGGCGCGTCGCCGTCTCGGCAACCTCACCAACGGCAACCTCATCGACCAGCCGGGGAAGCTGGAGCAGCGGGCCGGCCATGCTGATGGTCTGCGCCAGCGAGCGAACCGGCGAGAACTCCGCGACCTTTTCGAGGATCGAGGTCGCGACCTTTTCGGGCGCCAGAATGCCACCAGTCGAGGGCGAACTGTAGCCGAGCGACTTCACCTCGCTTGCATCGCCCGAGCGGACGAAGTCGGCGAAGGCCTTGGTCTGGTGATTGTCGTTGTCGGCGCGAAGGTTGTCGTTCGCAGCAGGCAGGCGGTTGCCCTTGGCTTCCAGCTTGTCGAGACGGGCCTGAAGGGCGTCGAACGCCTTCTGGTCGAACGCCGGGGCGTCCTTGGTTTCGGTCTTCTCTTCCTGATTCACGTTCTGTTCCTGTGCAGTAGCCGGGCCATCAATCGCGGCTTTCATTGAGGTGATGGTCGCGCCGGGATGGCAGGGAACGGCGACGATGGAGATTTCGTGCAGGTCGAGCTTGCTGATGGTCCGGCCGCCGCGAGCGCGGGCCGTGGCCTTCTGACTGACGAAGCCGATCGAGAGGCCGGAAACGGCGCCCTCGCGGACAAGGGCGCGAACCTCGCGGGCACGCGCCACGTCATCGATGAGCAGCCGGCCCTTCACGGTGAGGCCGGCGTCGGTTTCGGTGACGGAATCCCAGACGCCGATCGCCTGGGCTTGATCGTGTGCCCAAAGCATCGGGAGCCGGGCCGGCGCACCGAAGGCGCCTTTCTCGATCACGTCATTGACTCTATCCGGGGTGCCGAACGGCCATGCCGTGCCGGTGATGGTGCCTGCGTCGTCAACGCTGATGCTGGCCTTGATCTCTAGCCGCTCAGACATCGGCGTCGTCCTGGGCTTCGTCGGCGGTGGTCTCGCCACCCCAACGGGCGATCAAAATGTCCAGTGCGAGCGGCACAGTCTCAGCAAGCGGCCGGTCGGTCGCGTAGGTATCGACAAGACGCTGAGCATCGGAGGGGGACGTGCCGGCTCCGATGAGGCCAAGCCGGATCGTCTCGACAAGGTCGGTGACGAAGAACTGCATGGCGACGACGCGCTGATAGAACAGGCCGATGCCGACGCCTGCCTTGTGCTCAAGCTCGCGGATCATGGTGTCGGTGAGGGCGAAGCTGTGCTCGCCGTCACCGAAGTAGGCGACGTGCTTCACGCGGCTTCCTTGTCAGTGCTGGGATTGTCGTTGGCGCCGGCAGCAGGGCCGGTCGTGGTGTAGGGATTTGCCAGTTCGTCGCCGCCCTCGATCGCGGGGAGGTTCATCGCGGCGCGGACTTCGTTGGGGGTCATGGCGCGCATCGCGACCAGCTTGCCGAAGATCTCGGCCCGGCCCGCCGCATCGGCGCGCTGAAGGTCGTCGATGACGAACTCGAAATAGAGGATGTCCTGTTCGTCTTCGGTGAGCAGCACGGTCGCGTAGGCGTCCTGCCAACGGTCCAGCCACGGGCGAAGGCAGAGCTGAAGGAAGCTCGCGGCCATCTGCTCCGCGTTGGACCAAGTGGCCCGGCTCAGTTCGAACAGCATGGAAGGCGGGACGCCGAAGATGCGGGCGATCTCGCGGACCTGCTCGAGGCGATGCTCAAGGAACTGGGCATCGGTCGAGGTCATGGCCGGCTGTTCGTATTTCCAGCCGGCGTCCAGAATGAGTGGATCGCTGCTGCCACCGGCGAGCCAGTTGCGGAACGACTTGCGGATGTTCGTGATGGTCGTGGCGCCCTGTTCGCCGCCCTGCGGCTTCTCATTCGAGAGGACGGCAGCGGGACGGGCACCAGAGCCGAAGAACTGCGCGGCGTGGCGCTCCAAGAGCATCGCGACGCCAATGGCTTCCTTGCCGAGCTGCACGGGGGAGACTTCGCCGAAGGTGGGAATGTAGAGCACGTCGCTGAAGGCGAGCCGGCGCTGCCGGTTCTGCGCGTCGGTGACGATGTAGAAGGGTTCGCCGTCGTCTTCGAAGCGGCGCTGCACGCTGCCGGGTGCAAGGCGGTGCATCTCGACAGGCCGGCCATCGCCGGTGCGGACGACATGGGCATAGCCGGCGCCGTGAAGCAGGGCGTCGGTCGTTAGGAGTGTGCGGAGATGGCCAGCGCTGGTCCAGCCGTTGACGCGGTTGTGGGTGAGCCGATGGCCGGCATGATCCTTTGCAGCTTCCTTGCTGTCGCCTGCGTCGCGATAGAGCTTGCAGGGGAGCGTGCCGACTGTCTCGGCGATCAGGCGCGCAGCCTGAAGAACTGCGGGGACGCGGAGGGCGGTGTGAGCGCCGAGCGAAATACCGGAGACAGTCGGCAGCGTGCTGAATAGCTCTACAATAGCAGTATCAGAGAGGGGGATCGTCTTCTGATACAATCCAAAACCAAGCGATTTCGTTACGCTGCCGACAAATTCTCGGAACACAACTCGACTTTCGTGACATCAACTGACCACGAGAATCTCATATGCGGGACGGCATTGCAACAGTTTTTTGTGAAAATAATCCTATTTAATAGGAATTATCGACGCGCTTGCCGCGCCGGTGCTGCGATGGCAACCGCTTCCTTTTGTTGGTAGCCTGAGGTTCGACCACCGTGCCGAATCACCCTACCTGTTCTTTCCAATTTGAGATTATTGCTGGGATAAGAGATGATTTTCATGAATGAGGCGGAGTTACGCAGAGACGTGATTTCACTACTTTCGTCTCTCCGATTCATTTTAGATAACAGAATACGCGCGGCTCGTCTGGGTAAGGTGGAGCGTGAAAATGTAGTGCAGATTCTGTTTATGATAGAGGAGGCCAGAATAAGATTCGTTACAATAACAAGAGCATCTCAAAAAGTAACAGACGAGGAATGGCTTGAGGCCGTAAGTCATATTCAGAACTTTGTGGATAAATTTCTGCACTCTCCGCTCATCGAGCCGCAATTGTTTCAGCGAAAATTCCGGCTGGCGCCTATGCCGTCGCGAGAGCGCGAAACTCTTACGCCGTTTCTTAAATCTATACACGATGATGCTGATGTCACCGTGTCTGATGCCTTGTTGAAATTTCGGTCATATCTCGGCTTCATTTCCAGTAACCCACTCGGCGGTCAGACGTCGATGGATTTCGAAGAGATCAAGAAGATAGTTCCAGAACAGCAGATCGCACCGGTTCAATTTGAAATCGTCAATGGAAAGATCGCTGTCTCATCGAAGCCGCCGAAGTCATTGGCTGAGGATAGAGATAATATCGCGGCGTCTTTAGAATATATTCAGGGCAGCGGTCAGAGGCTTATCGAAAATTTGGCTAATTCGAACTGTGACAAGCGGCTTTTGGACACTGTCCGAGAGCTGCAGTCGCAATTGATCGAGGGGGGGAATGTTGTCAAGATAGGCTTAACCAACATGGCGTGTTCCATGATGGGGGAAAAATTCGATGCTGAACTACCAGAGGCGGTGGCCGCCATGTTTAGCTCCTATAATTCTGCGGTCTCTCTGTATGTCGCTCAGTTTCCTGAATGGGAGCAGTTCTCTCAGAAAGCAGCGCTTACTGCGCTGGATCAATCAGACGTCACAACTGTCGATGAAGCGGCTATTTCAGTTGTAAGCGAGCTCGCGAAAAACCCCGCCGTAGCAGAGCCGGAAGTCCCTGAAACAATCGAGTTTGTCAGGCAGTTCCTCAACTCTCCCGGTAAATCATCAAAGCGGGCTGCATTCGCGATGATTAGAACCATCGAGAATTTGATCTCCGTTATACTGAGACATTCAGCTGACCTTGTTAACAAGACTATAGACAAAACCAAAGAACGTCTTGCGCAAGCAGGAACGCTGGTAATCATGAGTTACCTGACGATCGCTCTCGCCGGTGCAACCGGTATCGGGCCGGCGGCGACGAAGGCAGGAGCGCCCTGGGTTCAGCAAGTTATCGAGATTGTTCAGAAGCAGATCGAAAAAGTAGGTCAAAAAGATTGACGCAATATCAATCTGCTAAGCCATCCCAGCAGCGTAGTCCGGTATTTTGTCAATCGCTACCTTACGCGCTTTAAGAGTTACATCCCCGTAGTTCTCGCCGGCTGTCCTCGCCGCATGTCCCTGTATAGCGTCCGCCGAGCGTGGATTCATGCCAACTTCAATTGCGATGGTTTTGAAGCGGTCGCGCCACCCATGGTTAGGACTTACTCGCGGGTCGATTAACTTAAGAGATCGAACCCAATCGCTCATGCGGCCGGAAACCGTGCGCCACGGCCTTGCCGAGGTTGTGCGAGGCGAGGGGCGATAGAATAGCGGGCCGGCCGCCGACCCCTTTACGAATTCGAGGAAGCCTTGCTCGATCAAGTGCGGGTGGATCGGCACGTCGCGGTATTGGCCGGTCTTCACGCTGCCGGCGTCGGACGTGATCCGCAGATAGTGGATGCCGTCCTTGACCTTCACGTCCTCCTTGCGGAGCTGCGTCATCTCGCTGATGCGCGCACCGGTGTAAGCGCATAGCCATGGCGTCCAGCGCTTCGCAGCCGTGAGGGCGGGCTGTTCGGTCGTGGCGGGATTATCCGACACCTTTGGCTTGTAGTTGGTAGCGGCCTTAAGGACGGCAATCGCTTCCTCGTCATTGTAGCCCTTCTCTCGGGCCAGGATCGGCTTCGGCACCTTAATCTTGAGCCCGACCGTCGGATTCGACGGGATGCGGCCGGTGTCGGCTGCCCATGCGAAGATGGCCTTAACAGCTCCGAAATACGAGTCGCGGATGGTCTTCGCAGCATAACGCGCGATCAGGTCATCCTTCCAATCTTGAAGCCGCTGCTTCGTGATCCGCAGGGCGTCGTCATGTTTCAGGAAGTCGCGCAGGTCCTCGAATACCGGACGCCAACGGCGCTCGGCTTCTGCGCCACGGTTCTGCGCGCGCAGCTCGCGGAAGTAGCCGTCGAATAGTGTCTTCAGCCTCACCGGGTCGGGGGCAGGCTGCGCGGGCTCTTTCTTAAGAATCGGCAGGTCAGGGGTGCCATTGAAGTTGCCCTGGTCCCGCTCTGTCTCGCGCGCGATGAGTTCAAGCTGCACCAGCGCCAGCATGCGAGCGGTCTTTTGCCATTCCGGCGTGTCGGTAATGATCTCGCGGCTTTCGCGCTCAGAGAACTTCGTGACGGCCCAACCGATCACGGCCTCGGCTTCCTCTGTCGAAGTCGAGCCAGCGGCTACACGCTTGAGGGCGGCGACATAGGCGGGGCGAGTGAATGACAGGTTCGGCCGCTTGCCGGGGATGTTCCGCACAGCGTCATCGATCGCCAGTTCCTCGCCGTAGTGGGCGTGGGCGATCTCGTCTTCGCTGAAACGACGCTTGGGGATAACACCGCCCTGAAGCTCAAGTTGGCGCTCGGCGCGGGCAAGCTCGTTCTGGAATTTTGCGATGACGGCATGCGCGCGACGCTCTGCTGCACGTCGATCGCCGCCGAGTGCTTCGGACAGTTCACGCTTGCCGATGATCGGCCGTAGCCGGACAGGCACGATGAGACGGGCTCTGAAGCGCCCATCGCGCTCGATGATATGTCGCACACTACCGGCCAT